TTCAGGTATGGACGGATGTCTTGAGCCAATTCTTCAGCGCGAGTCCCTGCGTTCGACTTAGGCTTGTCTACTACGATCCATACATGACCATATACAGCAGACCAAATCTGCGCTTGCTTCATAAACGTATCGAGCGAGCGTCCATCAAGGTCAACATCACGCATCATCGGAATGAGGATTGGATTATTCTCCAATGAGTTGTACTGGCGTGTTGGCGGGTTGCGCCATAAGAACGATGAGTAGATGTGAATGACGTTAGCGCAGTGGTTATCAATCGGTGTTAGGTCTAATCGTCTGGCGTAATCATTCTTGTCTTCTTGAATATACTGAACCAGGTATTGACCGTCTTTGTAATGCTCGCCACCTAGATATGAACGTAAGTGAAATTCCCACTGATCTACATAATCGTTGTAGTCAGGATGCGTGTATGTAATTTCCTGAGACACTGCTAAGTCCACCTAGTCGGTTGAGGTATGTCATATTGTCTCTTGATTGGGTACAAGAAATCAATTAGGTAGCCCAAAGCATCATTCATGTGGTCAAAGCCTGAGTCTTTATCTGGCTGATGTGTGCCTTCTTTGTAGGTCTGACGCTCTAATGATTTGATGACTTGCTTGCAGCGAGGATCGATCACTAAGTGTCGTTGTCCATCTGCTGACTTGAGTCTGGCATTAACTGAGTTGATTCTATCCCTAATGGCTGAATGCTTATCCCTGACCTTCACTGCGAACCCTGCGTTCTGAAGGATCGATAGGTCTGTGCGTCCACCTGCTGATGTTTTACGTTGTCTTGCGGCAGGATCAGGATAGATGCAAATCTGGCGTGACGGATACCTGGTCTTAATCTCGTCTACCATTTCATCCGTGTTGCTACCGTAAATCACAATCTCATCAATAATCTTTAAAGTTGAGCCATCACGCACTGCTAAGACAGCAGACATCGGATCGAGGTTGAAGTCCATGCCAACGTGAAGCAGCGAACCATCGTCAGTGACCTTCTGTACAGAATCAGTCCTGTCAAAGTTGTAGTAGATGATTCCTGCATAGTTGACGAATTCGGCATTATATTCCTGATTGAACGTCCGTTCGTCTAAGTCTCGCTTGGCTGACTCGATTTCTGTTTCTGTAACATGACCGCCTTCAATGGTGGTGTATTGGAAGGATTGCCAATCAAGATTCTCGTCTGCGCCTTGTGTCCACAGATCATAAAAGTGATTGCGTCCTTTAGGCGTACCAATGAATAAGGCATTGCCTTGTCGATCTGATAAAGACGGTCTAAGAACTTCATACCAAGCCTCTGGCCTCATATCTGCAAATTCGTCTAACACGCAGAAGTCCAGGCTACGTCCACGCAAGTTATCTGGCTTCTCTGCACCTTTCAGTGAGATAGATGATCCGTTAATCAAGTCTAGTGTCAGTGTTGTCTCATTGGTCTTACGGATATATTCCCTTGGCACTGTGCCTATCAGCATATCCCAAGCAATCTCTTTGGCTGCTTTGTAGGTAGGCGCGACATACCAACAATTGCGATCTGATGTCTTGATTGCTTCCCGTATCAATTCAACCGTAGATAGGAACGTCTTACCGAATCGTCTACCTGCCACTACAACACGGAATCGAGACTCCGCATTGAAGATTCTAGCTTGCGGCTTTGTTAGGTGCATCGTTACCTGCGTCAGCGACAATAGTCATTGGTGGGATGTGGGCATTCTGCTGTTGTTCTTCTGACCATCCTGCTTGTGTCTTGAGGTAGAAGATAATCCCAGTGATGTTACCTTTACGGCATTGCTCTAACAGATGTCCTACAACCTCATCAATTTGCTGCACTTTTCCCTTTTTATATGCCTCTAAAACTTCTGGCTGTCGTTTCTCTACTTCTCTGAACGTGTTTTCAGAAATGCTAAAATAATCAGCAAGTTGCGTTTTTGTCAGGCGGGATGCTAACAGTTGGACTTGTTTGACTTCATCCTCAGAAAATACTCTAGGTGGTCTGCCATTTGGTTTCTTCTTAGGTACAGCCATTTGTCAGTTCCTCCACATAACGATTCCAGAACCATTGTGCCTTCTGTGCATCTTCGACTGGGTTGCCATGCTTATGGTTCACTCGCCAGTTGTACTTGAAGTGCGTGAGACGTAAGTAGCCTAGAAATTCTTCTCTTGAGGAACACGCTTTCATAGCATCAATGCATTCNATGCTGCCTTGCGTGTAGTGACTTGGATGATTTACGGAATCTGACATTTTAGCTCCACCAGGTTACCTGCCTGTCCAGTGGAACTAATTATATCATGACTTGGGTGGATGATAGAGTCTGGCTACAACCATGCAGTATTTGTTGATCTGTGTGCGTGGGTTTATGACGCGATACAAGCCTTTCTCTGTTTGCAGGATGTGGCGTTCACCAAAGCCTTTAGCTTTTAAGCTACGTTTGGCTTCATCGAGTGCTTTGAACGGGCAATCGAATCTAAGGATTTGGTTTATATTCATAGCCTACCTTGTCCAGTTGATCGTCACGGTATTCGTCTAACAGCGTAATGTCGCCACAGTGCTTGCACCAGAAGAACTCTGTGCATTTGTCACCACAATGCGGACACTTTTGCGACTGTGCTATTTGAGCAGCTTCATGCAGGTCTACCATTGCTTCCACACCTCTTTGTCAGATTTGAAGAAATCGCGTGGGTAGATACTAACGCCAAAGTAACGCTTGAGTAACCAGTTGATCGCTACTGAGAACAGTAACGTGAAGATGAAGATTGTGCCGAAAAATACGGCTAGAAATAATGTGTCCATGATTCGCTCCTAAAAGAAAGACCGCATTAAGCGGCCTTCCATGTAATCTTGTCACCGTAAATGCCGTACATTCCATCCAAGAACTCAAGCATTTTTGCTTTCTTAGGGAAATGCATTACAACCGTACCAACAGGAAGCTCTGCCACAACTTCAAAACACTTGCCATGACAAATCTTGCGAGTGATTTCGTTGATATACTCCATGTACTCTGCTTTTTTAATTGTTGCTGTGTTATTCATGTCTGTATTTCCTTTTGATTAACTACCCTATGTAAGTAATTATGGGTTGTTCACTGCACAAAAGGTATTAGACATTAGTCTAACTGGCTAACTGTTCGATCCTTGCCTTGGCCAATCGATAACGCTTGTAGTCAGCATGAGTTAGATACTTGCCTTCACGCTTATCTTGTTCGTAGATCGTGATAACCATGCTGTCTTCTAGCTCTGTTTTGCGTAGTTTGAACTTAGCATCGTAAGTACCAGTAAACTCGCCAGAAAACAGTTCGCTTGCAGGTAAACCAAGTGCCTCCACAACGTCAGAGCCTCTAGCACCACATGAGAAACAATGAGCCAGAACCTTACCGTCATCTGTCTCTGTGATCGTCATTGATGGATTCTTGTCTTGATGGACTGGGCAGCAAGCCATGTAACCACGATTTGATTTGCGAACCTTAGACAGCTTCGCCAAGATATTTTCTATTGTCATAACGGGACTTCCCTTTCGCGTATTTAATATTTTGGTGTTGGATAAATTTGCGGACATCTTCTGATACCGCTAGAGCCAACACTGGTTTCGTCTGGTCAGGCCAAGTGCCAAATTTGGCCTTGAACTTATGGTTTGCCCAACCTTCTGATTTACCTTTCTGGTGTGCGTACAAGTATAACTCGCCCAACCACTCAGCCTTCTTCTCTTGTGAATAATTGTTGTTGTTTAGCAGTGACAAGACCTGATCGTCAGTCTTGATCCGTTCCTGTATTGGTATCTCATAACCACAGTCACACTTGATACCTAAGAATTGCCGTGTGCATTGTGGGCATTCTTTAACCTTGGGTTCTTTCTTCTCCTTCTTGATCTGGTTCTTCTCATTGAATCGTTGCGTACCGTCATCAAGCGAATCAGGAACAATATCCTCTACAAATCCATGCTTCTGAACATTAGAGGCGTGATCGAGGATGATTGCGTAGTCTTTGCCTTCATAGGTTCTTTGCACTCTGCCGTATCTTTGGCACAGCACAATTTTTGAGTCAGTGGGATAGCAGTCGATCAAACAGCGTACAGATGGTGCGTCATAGCCTGTGTTCAGCAAGCGTGAGCAACTGAGAATCTTGTACTCGCCTCTGTCGTGCGCCTCATAGATGATCTGGCGTTCTTCATCGTCCATGTAACCGTCAATGTGGACAGCAGGAATACCTGCCAGATTGAACTTTTCAACCAGGTACTTTGAATGCTTGATCGATGGGCTGAACGCGATGGTCTGGCTGTTTTCGCCATGTTGCATCCAGTTGAAGATGATGTCGCCTACCAGAGCCTTGTCGTTTTCGTAGACCTTGCCTAGTGAATCTGGATCGTAATCTGATCCTCCGGTTCTGATTCGTCTTCTTCCAACACCAGATAGGTCAGGACGTTTACCACCGTAATAGTGGATTGGGCATAGGTATCCTTCGTCCAGAAGTTTGCGTGGAGTGATCGGTAGAATGAGATCGTCATAGTGTGTTCCCAGACCTCGTGAATAAGGTGTTGCTGAAAGTCCGATCCAGACATTGTTATCTAGCTCCTGCATCAACTTAGTGACTGTCTCATAGTGTGTATGACACTCGTCTACAATCGCAATATCAAAGTTGGTGTACTTGCGTCTGGCTAGCGTCTGTACACTGGCGATCTGGATAGGTGCGCGTGGGTCATTCAATTCATGTGATCCTTGCATGACTCCGAATGGCATCTGATGGTCTGTAAATGACTCAAGTGTCTGCTGTACTAGCTTAACTCGATCACAGATAAAAATACCCCTTCTGCCTTTCTTGTAGGCTTCATTCAGAATGTAAGCGGCTGTTATTGTCTTGCCAAATGAGCAAGGAGCAGCAAGCAGAGGTCTTTTGTTACCTCTAGCTATCGATTCCCTTAGCATCTGAACCGCCTTTTCTTGATGCGGTCTAAGATTCACAACAAAGTTCCTTGTGTTATTGGTTTATGATTTATTTCATATCGATCTGGAGTTCCATCTGGATACTCCTCAATCGGATAATTTAAATCTCTGAGTATCTTCTTGCGATCTGATTTGCTCGCATTGATAAATACATATCGATGCTTTCTTGATCGCTCTACTGTTTCTTCAGTCCGTGTAGCTTCTCTGCAATGCCTACCTTCTGGCATGATCCAATCCCTGCGTTTTGCGCTAAGACCTGTGTAGATAAAATTGCAAGCCTGATAGACCTTTCCTACATGACCGTATCCAGTATCAGCATAACTAACGATTATCATTGGCCTTGGTAGCTGCTTTATCGATCCTGAAACTAAACGACTACAACCGTTTTTTATTGACTCACGGAACACCATCCTATTTAGCTCAAATACATTGCGTTCCCATTGCTTGCCACAAATTCCTTCGCATAAAGCACCAGAAGCAGGTACACCATAAGTCACGATACCAAGACAATCTCCATAATCATCAAAAAGTCCGAATGAATAATTCATTGGAGGCATCCGCTTTAAGTAATGGACATTTAGTAGCCAGTCTTTTGTTTCTTCATATTTTATTGGCAAGACTCTCATACTTTCTCCAGACAATATTTGTCATTTAGAGGACGTAGGGTGATCCCTGTCCATCCGATACGCTATCGTCCATGCAACCTCAGTAATCAGCAGTGCTTTCGATGGTGGGTGTCTCCATCCGGTAGCTCAACCGTCCCTGCCCGTAGGCGGATCACCTCTAACGCTGTTTGTCCCGTCCTCAAAGGTTGGGCTGCAATCGTGCTTTTACGCGCTACTGCACACTGAGACAGTTTTAACGGACGGTGGCTGAAGTCTTGAGAAATGTAGCGGATTCGCTACAATGACACCTGTGCCGGAATGCGACACGCGGGTCTTTTCTCACGTTTTTCAGTCCGGTTAGCTAGGGAACTACCAATTCCCGTCCGGCACATTTTTTAATCTACCCTTCTGGATCGGGTTCGTCAACTTCTACATAGACGACTTTGACACCAGAACATTTGGGACACTTAGGACGCTCGTCCAGATCAGCCCAATATTTATACCCACACTCAAGACATTCCATCTCTGCTTCAAAATCATGGCTCATAGTCGTAATCCGCTTGTACCAGGTTGTCAGGATATTCACTTGCTGCCTTACGCCATAAGTCTGGCGGGCATAGATTCTCACCTAAGCCATTAACTGAAATCAATGTCAGTTCTTCTGGGTCAGTCATTGACGCAGGATAGCGTTCCCAGATACAGATGTGTTCTTCATGTGTGATGAAGTCATCCATCGAGGTCAGCAGTTTGGATTTGAGTATTTGCATAACGATCCGATTCTAACGCAAAAAGCCGCTTATGCGGCCTTTTGTAATGTTTGCAGATGCGCTCTGGCCTCTGCTTCTGTGTTGAAATGAGCCAACACACTAGAACGCCAAGGACATGGCTGCTTGGCAACGCCAAGAACTAACCACTCATAATATGAGCCATCAAACCGCGAGCGCAGTCCTTTGACTTCGTAGTGGGTGAAAGATTGGTTAGACATAAGCACCTCCGTAGATGCGTTGTGAATTTCTATACTTGATATTTTACGGAGTTATTTAATTATGTGTATTAGACCTTAGTCTAAGTTTCTTTGTGAAGATGCGCTTGATGCGTTTGAGGTCATCAATGCTGTAATTCTTTGGTGTGTTGTCCATTTCAATGCGATCTAGGAACTCTTGCCCATAACGCCAGACGATACCCACACGCATTTTGTCTACATTACCTGATAGATAACGGTTGCAGTGTTTGCACTGGCCAAAAATGTTGTCGAGCCTAAACCTAAGATGTGGTGCGCTACCACGCGATCTGTAATGACCTGCGTCATAGCCACCACCAAGCGATTGACTCTGCAAGCTACGTCCGCATGAAATACAGTCTTTGTGCCTGTCCCTGTGCCGGACATA